ACCATCAAAGATAGAATTTCCAGTTACGCGAGCAGTGCCGTTTACGTCCAACTTATAGGAAGGTGTACTATCATTGATGCCTACGTTTCCAGAAGAAGTTAGCGTAATGTCTGCACCAACCGATCTACCTATTCTCAGATCGTCTTGGTAAGCATCTATGAAATAATAGTTGTATGTAGAATCGTAGTCAGCAGCAGTGCGGAGTCTTATTTCTCCACCTTCGTTTTGACCAGTGCCACCACCGTACACCTCAATCATTCCATTGGGTGTAGTGTCATCTGTGCCAACAAATAAATTTCCAACTACTCTAGCTTGGCCATTTACATCTAGTAGCTGAGAAGGCGACGCAGTACCAATGCCTACGTTCCCAGTAGTAGTAAGTGTTGTTCCTGTAATTGCAGCAGCCGTAATGTTACCAGCATCAAAGCTTCCAGAAGCATCACGGTAAACTATTGTACTTCCTACGTTTGAATTAGTAGCATTAGACGTTACAGTAAACGTGCCACCTTCTGAGCTAACGCTACCACTAATACCATTGCCGGCAGTAGCGCCAGCAGCTACATATGGGCCAGTGGTATCTGTAGCCAAAACAATTCCGTTTGTTTTATTGAATCCAGATATGGATATATTCCCCTTAGTTAGCTTTCGTTGATTGCCAACACTGTCTACTACAACAAAAAAGTCTCCATCGCCATCAGTGGTAGAAGTAGAAAGCTCATTTAAATTCAAAGAAATTGTAGGGGTTCCACCTTCAGAAGAAGAGCTTCCGTCCAGTCCACTTCCAGTTGCAATGGTAGCAACATAGTTCCCGGTAGTGTCTGTTCCTAGTGCTACAGAATTTGCATTTACACTAGCAGCCCTAACATTCAAAGCATTAACAAACGACTGAGTAACCCTTGCATCTATGGCTGAATTGGCTCTGGCTGATGTGTAGTAAAGGTTTGTTGCTTCAGCTATATCATCCGTATCAAGAACAACTGCACCAGTCTGCGTATTAACGCTAGTTACAGGAGAGCTTGAAGCGGTAAAACTAATCACTCCAGTTGAACTATTGTAGCTAATGTCTCCACTTGCGGATATGGAACTCCTTGCCCTAGCCGTAGTAAAGTATTGATTGGAACCTTCCGTAATGTTGTCTGTGCTTAACAGTATGTTAGAAGTTCCGTCAAAACTAACCCCAGCAATAGTACGCGCAGTTTGAAGGGCTGTTGCTGTGCTGGCATTCCCAGTCACATTTCCTGTAAGATTGCCAACTACATTAACATTAATGCTTGAGGGCAAACCGATAGTTAAAGTGTTTCCTGAAACTGAAGTTGTTACTTCGTTAGCTGTTCCAAGAAAATCAACTAACTCTCCAGGTAAAATTTCGTGATCGGTCCCAGTATCAGCACCAAGACTCCATCCTCCCGTTGCACTTACCTGAGAGTCAACATACGCAGTTGTAGCAATCTTAGTGCTGTTGTCTCCTGAAGATTGAGTAGTAGCGACTACACCATTAGCTAACACGGATGAAGCGTTTATCGTTCCCGTGATATTGCCTGTTACGTTACCAATTAAATTGCCAGTTACATTAGCAGTAATAGAACTAGGCAAACCAATCGTAACAGTTTGTCCAGAAACAGTAGTTTCAATTTCATTGGCAGTCCCTGCTAATGTAAAAGTTTGAGTTGAAAGATCAACTGTACCAGTGCCAGTCCCTCCAGCTATTCCAAGAGTCCCTGATCCTGATTGGCTGTCAACATACGCCTTGATGCTCTGCTGAGTAGCAAGGGATGTAGCAGAATTTGAAGACATATTATCCTCATCCAATATTGCCACTTCGGCAGGAGCAGCCGATCCACCTGAAACATTGCCAAGAACCTTGTAGTTTGCTAGGTTTTCTATCTTGGCCTTAGTAACATTGCCGTCAGCAATAAGAGAGGTGGTGATATTGGCCGCAGCAATTTTGGCAGTGGTTACATTACTGTCTGCAATTTTGGCGGTGGTTACCGCGCTAGCAGCAAGCTTGCCGGTGCCAACCCCCAAGTCTTTTACAATGATTGCGCCACTAGATAGCTGTGTCGTAGAATCATCTACAGCGCCTGAAGCAAACGTAGCTGCATTAGCTATGTTGTTTAACTTATCCGATGTGACCTGATCGCCGTCAGCAAATGTATTCCCAGTTGTTAGTATAGCCATTATTCTGCCTTTTGTAAACTTCTAAATGTTGTGGCCCCTGCGACTTTCAAGGCCCTGAGCTTGGGACGACCTTTAGTCGTAGTCATCTTAAATTGCAATCCGTAAGCTCTCCTGTTTCCAAATCTGCCTCTAAGTGATACATCTTCAGCTATTGGTATTTCCACACCATTAATGTCTGAAATAGAACCGAGATCTATTATATCATCAATGTTCTCAGTTATTGCCTCTAAATTTCCATCAGAGATGTTATTCTGGCTAGACTCCAAGTGAACTTCAAAGTTGTTCCATTTCTTGCGGTCTATTGTATTAAGAGTAAACATCCTAGAAACGACAGAACTGACTACATTTGATTGAACTTGAGGCTGTCCAATTTGAACAACGTAGCGATCTATGTCATCGTTTCTATATTCAATCCTATGAACGCCCCCAAACCGGTTTATAGCATACACCCCACGCACATTGTCTCTTCCTCCCACTACTAGGTGAGTAAATTCCCAAGCTGGGTCCTCTATGGAATCTACCGACTCCCATTGCTGATTCACAAAATTGTAAATGAGCAAAGCGTTGTTCGTAGATGAATCATCCAGTGGAACGGCAAGGTAATACCTGTTGTCAAAATAGACAGACTTTGCCTTGTGGGAATATTGCTTGTTTATCCGCTGAATCGTTCCTTCGATGGAAGCTGAAAGCGGAATGTCCTTTCCTCTCAAGTTGTACAGGTCTTGGAAATTTAGGCCATACACCCCGTTGTCCGACAGGAAAAGCATTGTGTCAGCAACCTGAACAATAGTATCCCTAGACACGCACCCTATCTCCCCGGTAATCAGTTTAGATGTGGCATCAGTCAAGTTAAAACTATTGGCTACAAGGTGTATGCTGTTCCTATTGAAAACGATAAGCTGATCGTCGGAGAACGAGTGAAAACCAACAATGAAGTCGGACTTGCCAGCATTAAACCTAAACTGACCATAGATGCGATCATAGGTATCTGCATCCAAAATGTCCGAGAAAATCGCCTCATCAACTATTCCGCGAGAATTTATAGTTGCACTTCCGCTAGTTCCGATTACATCAAATTCATACGGAACAACCAGTCTGCGTTGGTGGTACACGCCAAACTGAGGGGCTGGAGAGTGAATGAATCCAGCACCAACCGAAGGAACGGCTGAGAATATTGGATTGGCCAACAAGCTTTCTCCATCAGTAATATGACTGTCTAGTCCTTCTGGCTCTATGATAAATGAAAATCCCTCAGCCACTCTAACAGTTTCATCTCCAGTTATTGTGGTAGATGGGTTTTGGGAAATATGAACAGTAAACTGGGTTGAACTAATAATCTCCGTTACAAACCTGTTTCCATCAATCTTGGTATCGCTAAATCCAGCAATGGCGATTGGGTCCGTCAAACTCAACCCATGATCTGTAGAAGTGGTAATAGTAACTTTATACATTCCATTGTAATCGCCTCCGCTTACCGTAGACGCTGATGCAGCAGAAATGGAAACCAAGGACCCTTGGCTGTATGTCTTATATACAGTGAAATTTGCATTCTGTTTTAGCCCAGATGTCTGAGCAGAAGTAGAAGGATCTACCACAAACAAATTGTTTCCTTCTATCAAATTATGCTCGGAAATTACAGAAGCTACGCTGTCCGTTATCTTGAACTCGCCGTCAGATGTTACATAGTGAACAGGCTGATCGTAATCGCCATTGGCCACTAAAGTAAATTGCAAGCTGCCACCAACATCGCCATCCCACTCAAGAGCTATTTGCCCTTTTCTAAATATGTAAAGCTTGTTAAAAACTTGGATCATGGTAGACCCTTCGGGAACGCTCTCGCCAGCAGGGTAAGCCAAAGCGATTGTAGTCTGGTCAGATGTCTTAACAAGAGCAGCACTGTTTGTAGCCGCACAAGCTATGTAAGATAAAGAGTCGTTGTTAGGGTCTGAATACTCGCAAGACGCCTCAATGTTACTTGTGGCAGTGTCTTTAATCTTCATCCCCGTAACAGTCATTGTTCCGGTAGGAGCGGAATCTAGTGAAGATACTGTGTAGCTAATTGAGTCGGCATCAATGACATTGGCAGCAAAATTGCCGTTGGGGTTAATGATACCAGTGTATGAGAGTCCACTGATATTAACGCCAGTGCCGTTAATAATCCCATGACTGGATGAAAAGTTAACAGTGATAACATCACCTATACGGGTGTAGTAACTTACGGAGGGAATGGACTCGTACAGGTAGAAAGGAACAGTGAACACGGCAGCAGGGAATGGAGCGGCAAAAAGCTCAATACCTTTTCTTGGTTGCCACTGGCCGTTCAGGTCCATCCTGCCATTATTAGATTCATTCAAGATCCCTGGACTCAGTTGATCTGGCCGCACCTTGTTGTTGAATCCAACAAATCCCGAATCCAACTCCTCTGAGATTTGATCGTCTAAAGCTCCGTATCTGTCGTATCTTGCCATTAGCAGTTCCAAGCCCTACGGCTCCAATAGTTAGCTGATAGTTTATTGCTCTTTCCCTTAATTCCGCCTGACCTTGCGCAATAGGACTTCTTCCTAGCCGGGTTGCTCTTCTTGATGCTCATATTGGCATCGCCAAAACGCACTATCTTTTCCTTGCCGCCCTGACAAGCCTTCACAACAAACTTCTTGCCCCCAGACACTTGTCTCCGAGGCTTGTTGC